CTCTTTGTAAGTCATATGCGAGAGTTGACTCATCCATTCCAAATAGGATTTCGCTGACCACTCACATCACTCCCTCACTGTTCTGTTTCCAAGGTTAAGAATGAACCCGGTGTGTTTGGGTTCAGATTTGGAAGGTTGCTGTCACCGTAGACGTTTGGTGGCGAAACCACTGTCTGGTTCCAGTTCTGTTGGAACTGCCTGAAAGAGTCCCTGACTCTCTTTCTGTTCTCCTCTTCCCTAGCCTTCCTAGCCCAATAAGCATCTATTCTCCTCTGTAGCAAGAATTCCTCAATCCAATCATTGAGAATCATATCGAATAGGGCTTTCAAAATCATAATCCCACCTATGGTGGATATCCCAAAGAGAACAGCATGTTCCTCTGCCCCATATGGGAAACTCATTCCGTACTGGGAATAGAAGTAGATGTTTATTCCGCTGACTGCTCCAACGAACAGTATTGTCATCACTAGTCTTGTGTCTGTGTCTATACTTGGCATATTTATCACGCAAATTCAATCGAGTAAGCACCAGTACCCGTTACGTCAACGTAAATACCGTTTTGGCATACTACCCCATGCATGTCATATTCCATTGATTGCGCTCTAGTTGCTCCTGTAGAGTGTATTTGCAATCGTGCCACCTCTATTTCACCGCCACTACCTAGTCCTGTGCCATCGGCACTGTCGTAGACCTGTACGGTGAATGTTCCATCTGTGACTGTAGATGCGTGTATGGAAATCAGTTTGCATCTACCTGTTCTTATGATAGCATCAGCAGTTCTTACACCGCTGGTAAAACAAGTCCCACTGCTTGCCATTATGCTCCCTCGGTTAGCGTCTTAATCAGGTCTGCTTTTCTACCTTCTGTAGAAAGTCCTCTTTCTTCCAAGAGTTCCTTTAGGACTTTCACTGTGAGTTTGTTCAAGTCAGGAGGAAGTGGACTTCCCTCCTTCTTCTCTTCTTTTGGCTCTTCCTTTACCTCTGCTATCTCAGGCTCAGGAACTTTCTTTCTTCCCATTAGTTTCTCTGTTCTGGTCTTTGGATATAGGTTATCCATCACACCCTTTCCATCTGGACCGCGAAGTTTCAGCATTTTGGATAGGTGCTTTACCTTGTGAGGATTCCTCTCCATTAGTCTTTGAATCTCTCTCTTGTCGTCTGCTGTGAATTCGACATGTACGTTCTTATCACCATAAAGTACGATACCCTTTCGTGTAGGAACCCTTGTACCGTTCCTATCGAAGGTGTATCCCTGCCACTGTATTTTACCACCGTTTTTGCTTCTTACTACTGCCATATTCACACCATAAATTGGGGGTAGCAACCCCCTTCCTGTTACTCTAGGAAGAGGGCCGCTACTTTATGTTTTACTCAAATAAGCCCGTAGACTCTGACACGAACCATGCCTATATCATCTGAACCAGATGCGGCGGCATTTGTTCCGTCAAAATCCGTTGCGACTATCTGAAAGGTCGAACCACTCGCTAGGTCACCAGATGTATCTAGTTCAACCGTTGCGAGAAACCCGGAGGCTCCAACACCCTTCTCTTGCCCGGTAATCATTACTGCGTTAACGGAAGACAGTCCTAGTGAACTAGCACTGATTACTTCTCCGCCAGCAGTGTAAGATGTGATGTTAATCTTCGCATCAACATAATACTCATCGCCGGACACATGTGGGGCTGTGTAGCCCTTGTGGTCTGCAAGGATGGTAACTGCGTGTGTCACTCAATCACCTGCCTATGCACTCGTTATGTTCGTTATCTTTCCTTGGCCCTTGAAGAAGGAGCAACCAGTCTCGCCCATGGTGCGGTACATTCCTTGGTTCCCAAGTTTTCCAACACCGAATGGGTCACCGTTAGTGATACCATTCTCAAAGTACTGAGTAGGCTTCATCACCGATAGCCACAGATGGTCAGTGTCTAGGATGAGTATGTCACTCAACTTGTTTGCAGTCGCATTACCAGTCTGTGTCATGTCCTTGGCTGGAATCAGTGGGATGTCGTAGTATGTTGCAACTCTGAATCCGACCTCTGCACCCTTGACTCCACGAACTCCGTTGTGGGTGGGTACGATTTCCTTCCTGTCCATGAACCTCTCTTGGCTCTGTAGTAGGTCAGAGATGTGCTGGATAGTATCGTATCCAGTAATCATCACCTTGGGGTTACCTCCGTTCTGCCTGATTCTCCTAATCATGTCGTTCAAGATAGTCAGTGTTAGAACCCTTGCGTTACCAGCGGCGTATCCTGCACCGAAGTCAACCTCTGCTGAGAGGAAGTCCTCAGTACCAGTGTAGTCACCACTGCTGTTAGCGACAGTTCTGGTTGCACCGAAAATCTTGGTCTGTGTGACTGGCAGTGCGGCGGCGGCGGCACTCTGCTCACCCATGTCTGCGTCACCCATTGCGGCTAGTTCACCAGCAGACGAGACTATCTTCAACAGAGAAGTGTAGTTCTCCTCAATCTCGTCGTACTCTGCCTTATCGTAGAACTCTAGTGGCATCAGAAGCATCTTGTTCTGAACCTCTGCGTGGTGCTTACCCATGTCCTCTCTGACGATTGCTCGTATGTCACCAACACCGTCATCGATTGCGGCCAACTCCATTCCGAGTTCAGAGAACTCAAAGAGGTGTGCCACAGTCTTTGGACTGACGTAGAGTTTGGTGTACTCAGGAGACAATGCCCTGAATGAAGCATCTCCTCCAAGCACTGCGTTCTCTCCGACACCACCAATCTTGTCTGCGGATATTCCAGATAGGTCAGCCGTGCTTGCACCGGGGTCGGTTGTACCAACAGCGAATGCGTTTCCACTACCACCAGCAGGTCGGCTCTTGAGAACTCTCCAACCACTGGAAGTGTATGGCCTCTTGGAAATCATCGACAGTGCGTTGACTTCTTGATTTAGCATCGACCAGACTTTCTGTCCGTATAGCAAGTTGTATAGGTCACCAAGTCCACTTGCTCCGGAGAAGTTGTTTGCCGAATTGTCGTGCGGCGTTCCAAATCCTCCAACTACTCCACTGCTCTTTAGCAGGGCATTCCCTGTTCCTCCGACCATGCCATAGGTGCTGGCTTCTAGGTCTGCTATTGTTCTAATATGTCCATTACTCATACTTCATCACCTCACTGATACCTCTCCACAATATTGTGAATGTCACTCCATGAAATCTCGGCGGCTTCCTGTAGGTTGGTTGGGATACCTTCTGGTAACTCAAACGCAACTTCCCTTGCCTTCCTTATCTCATCGCTTTCTGCCGAAAGAGACTTGCGTAGTTCAGCGAACTCTTCCTTAAGAGCGGCCACATCGTTGCGAGCATCGTACTCTGCTCTCTCTGCGGCTGACTTCTTGAGGGACAGTTCTGCCTCTAGACGGTCACTGAATTCCTTGTTGAGGGATTCGTAAGCCATTGCTTCCAGTCTCTCAGCCTTGAACGCTTCGTATGCCTTCTCGACATTCTCAACGCTTAGGTCAAGAGTGGAGAAATCGCTGTTCTCCAATCCCTTTGATACCTTTAGAGGTGCAGGGGTTGCAGTTGGGTTGCCACCGCTGACGACTTCCTCTCCGGCCTCGTAGTCTCTTGTTGAATCCTCATCAAGAGCCTTCTCCTCCATATCGTCATCCTCGTCGGCCATCTTCATCTCGCCGCCCATTTTCTCCTCTTCAGACATCATCTTCTCGTCTTCATCAGTGTCCATCATCTCTGACATGTCACCTTTCTCCATTTCTTCTTCTTCTTCCTTGCGGAGGGAATTGACTTGCTTCATCAAGTCATTTAACTCCTCAAGTGCTTTTTCCAGTTTTTCACTCATTTCTTTTTCCTCCATTTTTAAAATGTCGAATTTCGCTTCCGGGTTTATTCCTTTTTCACAGACAGTAACTTCATGCAACTCAAGTTTTTCTATCTCGTTGTATTCCCCAAACTCCTCAGATTTTCTCTGTCTCTTTGATATCGCTTGTCCACCTATGCTGAAAGACCGTAATGTTCCTTTCCTAATACCTCTTGAGATTTCTTTAGCCTTCTCGATGTCATCGCGCATCTTGATTACTACATAGAATCCAACGTCATCTACACCAGTTTTGTGTAAGACACCGTTTGAATCTCGGTATTTTTCTATGACCTCCCCGACTTGAACATTTGAATGATTTGACATTACATTTCTGTATTTCTCTTCTCCCATGTATTTCTTGACTGCTTCTTCCAACGCTTCTAGTGTAATCAGGTCATTTTGCTTGTCTACAATTTCTATAGATGCATACCCTCCAATTACTAGATTATCTGATTTTAATATGTTAAATTCAGCACTAGTTTCTGCCTTCAATAATACTCCTGTCTTTCCCGACACTCCAATCACCTGTTTCTTTTACTATTTAACCTACTCGCTATTTTCCTTGGGAAATGGCAAATCAGCATACTTATCTTCTGATATTATCCATACTCCTTCGTCATCTGTTTTGTCTAACATTTCCTGCTTCTTTCCAGTCCAAGCCAACCATGTCTTTTGCTCATCCAAGGGAACAACTCTCACATGCATTCTAGTCTGGAACTTGTCACCATCTAATTTGTACTCATGGTATCCATCCTTCTGAACTCCTAGTTCCAAATCACCTGCATCTAGAAGTTTCTCTTCATTGACAGTCGTTGCTACGATTGCTGGAAACTTACCTGACTTGCCAAATAGATTGAATATGTCTTCTGTGTCTTCTATGTCTATTGTCCAAGCCATCTTCTCACCACCTGCTCTGATTACGAAGTCTATGTTCCCATCTTCTCGTTGGAACAACTTGAATCTGCCTTCATTAGGCGTATCCTTTTTTTTTAACTCCTCAACGTCTTTCTCAAGAACGTCATCTCTTGCTTGAAACTTGTTGGGATGAACATACTGTATGTCTTCCTGCTTCTTCAACCACGACATGAGTTTCTCAGGCTTCATCTCAAACAGTTCCTCATAGACTTCCTTGTAGTGTTCTTCCACGAACTCTAGTATCTTGTCGAATGGCTTTGGGTCATCACCGTATTCTATGATGTCATTTCTTATTCCGAGCCTTAGTTCAGACCTTTTCGTTTTGAGTATCTCTGTTACCTGTTCCTTCCAGATGTCAATGTTGTACAGGGCATTCTTCTGCATCAGGTCATCACCACTGAAACCGTAGATAGTGAATCCATCTAGGTCGGATTTGATTATTATCTCAGCAGTGCCGTGTATGTCATCTGTGATGTAGTAGCCCTTCTTGACTTTCTCATCAACACCACTCATTACTTTGAATCTCTCCATTCCTTTACCAGCAACAGCCTCTATTGCCGAGTCAAGGGATTTCTTTGTCTTCGTAGATAGTTGCTCTAGGGTTTCTACTTTATCAGACTCGGTTACCTCTGGTATCTCTATCACTTTGGCAGAATAGAGACTGAAACCATCTTTGCTCTTCTTCACTTCGTCTACCTTGACTCTGACTATATCACCGACTTCTACTTTCTCTTTCGTGTTCAATGCCTTGCCAACTGGAAGGTATGCCTTGTTTCCTAGTTCTGTCGTCTTGTAATTCCTAGATGTCTCGGCATTGACTGGCCCTATTCCCATGGTGTATGAATAGAGACCGCTTCCTGTCTTCTTGGATTCTAACACCACGACATCCAAATCAACGAACTTCTTCCACTTTATCCACTTGGCATTCTTCTGCTTTCCAATGATGTATGTCGATTCAATGTCCTTGATTACGACTCCTTCTGATGATGGTAGTTCCATTATCACCTTGGAGTATTCTTCGACTTCCTTGATTGAATCTGCTATCCTAGTGTCTTTCTTGGATGGGAACGCTAGGTTCTCAGTTGAATGGGAACTGTACTGATAGAAGAGAATGTTGACCCTCTCTCTCAATGGCTCATCTGCAATCATCTTCCCTTCATGCTTCATAATGTCGAAAACGTGAGCAGATAGTCTTCCCTTGGTTTCCTTCTTGAACACATGAGATACCGTATCTGCACGATGCAATGGCTCATCGTCTAAGAAGAGTGTGAGTTCAGCATCTAGTATGCAGTCCCCGAAGTTCTTCTTCTCCATCTCCTTGACTTGCAATGGGCATTTGTCTGTGATGTCCTTCTTGTTGAAGGAGTATATCTTGATGTTGTCCCCATCTTTGTGAATCTGTATTCGCATCCCATCATACTTTTCTTGAACCAGCCACTCACCACTGAACCCCTTGAGTTGCTTCAAGTCATCAGTCTCAAAGATTCGATACATTGGCTTGTTGGGTATGATGAAGTCAACTTCCTGCTTCTCCTCCTCGCTCTTTTCTGCCTTGACGACATCCAAATCGACAAGAGCATCCCATTTGTCTTCCGGATAGGTCTCGTTGTACATCTCCTTCAATCTAGAGAATGCTGACTTGAACTTGCTCTTGACCCTACGAGTGTCCTTCCCCTCTGCACCATAATGCTCTATGATGTAAAGCGGGATGTCCTCTACCTTCAAGTCGAGTCCCATCGTTCCTTGTGTTATCTGGTCGGGCTTGAGATTCTGTGACTCGTATATTTTGTCAGGCATCTTGTTGGGATGGGAGCGCATTGCATAGTGGATGAATGATATGAAGACATCTGGTTTCTCCATGAATGTGTCAATGACATCATCACCTAGCAACTTGGAGAAGGGGTCGCTTATCTTCTCCGATTTGAATCTCATCTCTTTTATTTCCTTGAACAGACGCTCGGCTGTTCCGGACTTCGGGTCATAGACATCATCATCGAACAGAATCTTCTCTGTTATGTATTCCTTCAACTCCCTAGCGAAGTTGCTCATCTGGTCGAAGTCCTCACGAATCTTCTTGACAATATCCTTCCACTTCTTCCCATACTCGGATGGGTCTTCCTTCGCTGAGAGGTATGCAAATCTGGTGCGCTCAAAGAAATCAAGAACTCTCTTCGTGAGTCCGTCTTCTTCCTTCTCAAATGCTAGACCAGAACGAGGCATTCATCCTCACACCTGTCTCGCTTCACCAGTGTTGAACCAAGACGACTTTTTCATAGTGCCATCATTTGTTTTGTTTTCTTTCCCTTCGATGTTGCTCGTCTTCGGGATTGGCTCTTCTGATGGATTCTTCTTTGGCTTCTTGACCTTGACTTCCTCTCCCATCAGGTCATCCTTGTTCTCAAGGATTCCTAGATGTCCTGCTTCCTGTATAATCTCCTTTGCCTTCGCAATGGCTTCCTGTATGATTTCTTCTTCGCTCATTCAATCCACCATCGTATCTAATACTATCATCATGTCTGTTAGTGCATCCATCAATTTATCAACACTTTCTTGTGGCATGAATGCAGAAAAGTTTTCATCGTGGTCTAATAGTCCTTCTAATTTACGAGCGCACTCTGCAATATCATCTCTTTGTCCCGGCTCCAAAAAAGACCCGTCTTCTTTCAGTATTTTAGTCCAACTCATTCTATCCCTCTATTGTCTCTATGATTTGATTGATTTCCGACCAGTCCATCTTCGCTATTGTGTCTCCTGACATTCCCGATTGCTCGTTGTTCATCGATGGCCGTGGGCTATCGACTACCACAAGCCCGCTCTTCATCAGTAGATTATCTTTCTGATAGACTACCTCTTCCAAGGATTTCACCTTGCCAACCAGTTCTTTCAGGAGCAGTAGCATTTCGTTCTTCTCGTCACTCATGCGTCTTCCTCCTTCCTGAACTCATTTAGTTTTTCCTTAAGATTTCTTTTTAGTATTCCTTTCATGTTCATTTACTCACCATAGTCATATCGTAGTTTTGGATTTGCAGACCCCAACGCATCTAGTATAGCAATCTCCTTTCTTCTATCATCAGTCATGTTAAGGAGTTCTTTGTAACTCTGCATAATTTTCTTTGCTTTAGCATTAGTGATTTTCTTCTCACCACGCTCCTCAAGTTGTGGTCTAAACTCCTCAAAGACCTTTCTAGCAAAATCACTTCCCTGCCTACGCCTAAATTCCTCCATCTCTTCAGGAGCAAACTCTTCTGCAAGGTCTTTCTCATATCGGCTAATTTTGATTATATCTTCCCAACTCATTCTGATTCCTCTATCTCTGTACACTGGCGACATTGCATATCTTCTCTCTCTTTTTTAGTTCTCAGTTCATTATCACATTTTTCATATCTTCCATTGCCAAGAGGAAACATGGTCTCGCAATACCTTACGAAATTGGGAACACGCTTTGCATCTTGCGGGGTGTGCGTTCCATACATGTCCATGTAGAAGTCTTGCTCTTCTCTTCCTTTCAGGATATCTTGCCAACTCATAATACTCCTTCCCAATGACTGTGAGTTTTCCACTTATTCATATCTTCTTCTGCTTGTTTTACCATTGCTGACTTATATCTCCTAACTAGTTTTCTTACGTCTTGTTTGGTTTCTTCGGGCAATTTAATGCCTTCCTCATAGAGTATTTCTTTATCTAAATCATCCAGCATGCTTGAAATTAGTATCACTATATTGTTCATATCGTGCGCTCTGCCATATTTCGTACTTTCTTCATCTGTCATTTTAGGGAAGGGGCTTCCATATTTTTCATTTCGGAGCATACGCCTTTCGTATTCTTCCATATCACCCGGCCCAGCCTCCTCAATAGGAACATCCGGTCTACCTACTTTCACTATATCTTCCCAACTCATTTTAACTTCCCCTTCTTCTTTGGATAAATCTCTGCTCTCAACTGGTTGTAAAGTGTCTCGTAGTCCTTCCGTAACTCAGACGCAGTAGCAACTAGGTCTAAGTTGTTCTCATCGAACTTCTCAAACTTCTTCTGCATGTTCTTGTCGTTCTTCACCAAGTCAAGACCCTTCATCGCAGTCAGCAAATCGGACAACTGCGTTATCTCCTGACCCATGAACTCAGACGGTTGAGCAGACTGTAGGAGTTTCTTTATCTTCTTCTTCTCCTTTGGGTCGAGTTTCTCCACTAGACCATCTGCTTTCAGGATGGTTTGCCAACTCACTCGTCTTCCTCCTCTTCATCGTACAAATCATGGGCCTCTATTATGTTTCTGAATTCCCTGTTGAACTGAAATGGCCTTGGTTCCTCTATCTCCTTTAGTTCATTTACTATACCTTCATTGATGTACTCAATGGCTAATGTTCCATCTTCCCTTCTCGTTATCGCAAACACATGCATCAGGAACTCTATTGCTGTTAGGTACTTCTCGATGTTTTCCTCTGTGTTCTCATCTTCTTCTTCTGCATCCAAGTAATCGTCATGCATTTCCATTACGTCTTCTATCAGTATGTAGAGTGCGCTCTCTAAATCATCGAATGACGATTCTTCAAACAGAGCGGGGAATGCTTCCAGCAGGTTATCCTCTCTGATGAGATTGAATAGTTCTTCTAGGTTGTTCTCATCGAATCTAACGTATCTCTCTAGTCGGCTTCTTGATTCCTTCTTGTCGTAAGATGACATCTGTTCCATACCCAAGAAGTTAAGCAAATCCTCCCACACTTCCTTGGATGTCTTGCCATTGTACATCTTGTATCCTAGTTCCTCTCCCTGCATCCATTCCTTTGTCTCGTCATCGAATCTAGCAAGATTGAGTGGCTTCTCTAGATAGACTTCACGAACAGCATTCGATATTCTTTCACCTAGATACAGAAACTCGTTTATCTTGTCTTTGAACCTTGCAAATTGTGTAGACCATTCCTTTGTGAACTTCTTCTTGTTCGGGAACTTCTCCTCCATCTCTGCTGGGCTGTTGAACTTTGACACCATTCGTAGGATTTCCTCTAGACTGTCGGCATTCAATTCCCTACTAGCGAATGTCTTTCTCTGTCCTGCTCTCCTCTCCATCTCTGTAATGTAGTTCCTTTGGAGTTCCTCTAGGACTTCTTCTATCTCTCCCCTTGCTAAGTTCTCAGGAGCCAGTTGGTCATCAACTGGTGTTTCTAAAATTGCCCTCAGTACTTTAGTTGCGTTCGCCATGAAGCCCGGATTGGTCTTGAAGTCCCCGGTTGCCGTTGCTCTTCTATCTTCCAATGGTGCTGGCTGAGTCAGCAGATTTGGGCCTAAGTCCTCCCCGTACTTCTCCCATGTCTCTGCCGCATCTCTTAACTGTCTAGGGGTTAGGTTCCCCCTCAAGTCGTATATGTCAGAATGGACTTCCTCACCCTGCTTTCTGAGGATATCCATGAATGACATCCAATCACCACGGAATGTTTTCTTTCTTCAACTTCTTCTTCTTAGGCAGGAGAATAGCATCAGGGATATCAGTGGAATTGGGGAGTGGCTTTGACTTAGTATTCGGGTCAATGCCTCCTATTGAGAAGTCACGGTTCTTCGTAATTCTGTTCTCATGCTCCCTTCTTTCCTCGTTCCTTGCCGCTTTCAATTCTCTTTCCAATTGTCTTACGCCTTTCTTTTCACTCATCTTTGTCACCTTTCTTGTCTTTCACTGCATCCTTCATTGGCTCTTCCTTATCGCCATCTCCATCGATGTCAATAAAGTCGGGCTTTGCATTTTTCTTCAATATTTCTTGCCATTCCATATTCCTTCCTCCACAAATAATCTAATTCTCTCGTCTGTCTCCGCATTCAATTTGTCAATTTCTTCTTTCCATTTCCTTGCTATCTCAAGCAGTCTGCTCAACCAACCCGCCTCTCACTACGCCTATCGACATTTTCATTCCCTGCTTCTCTTGGCAAACCGCTGAATCTCTTATCGGGACCAACGCTCATGCTAGGTTTGTTCCTTCCTTTCACAGTCGCAGGTTGACCTGCTTCCTCGGCAGTTGGCCTAGTTCCGGCTTCCATCATCTGACCTAATTGTGACTGGTCGATGTTGGTTCCAGCATACGGGTCCAATTCGATTTCATCTTCTTGCTGTTGGTCTTCTGGTTGTGGTGGCTTGACATAAGTAAATCTTCCTTCGTCATCCATGTTGACTTCAAATCCAAGGTTCTTGATAGCCGCCGCGACGTTGACCTCAATCTCCCTCTTCCTCAGTTTGGCAATCTCATCCTCTTCCTCTGATGGTGGCAGTTTCAACTCCCAATCACTGATGCCGAACTCTGCTGTCATAAATGGGAACACGTAATCGTTCCAAATCGTCTGTGCCATCTCGACTGCTCTATTGGTTACGAGTATCTGCATACCCTCGTTGTTCAATCCACCACTAGCAGAATTGTCTGCCATGAATACCTTGCTGACTCCATAGAATCCTGATATCCTATCCCTCAAGTCATCCTTGACAGACATATAATCCATCTCTTTCAGGCTATCCATGAACTTCACCCACTCGACGGAACCCTTGCCGCCTTCCGCTTCGATTCCCATCACAGGGATGAAGTGCGGGTCTTTCTCCATCTTCTCCTTGACGCTTCGCCAAAACGACCTCATCGAATCTATGTTTCTAGTCTGTACTGCTAGTAGACCCTTTGGCATTCTAGCCTTGGTGTATGATGAGTTGACGTAGTTCTCCATTGCTATCAGAGTCGTAACGTGATTCCATAGTGTTATGATTGGTGACAGTCCATACATCCTACCGGGTGAGTATTTGCTGAAATGCAAAACCTCTCCCTTTGTGAAATACTGTTCTTCTCCCTTCACTCTGTTTACATAGTGAACAGGGTGCAGTTCCGAGTTGCATTCCTCGCAAAGACCAGTTGGGCTTGTCTCTATTCTGTCTCTGTGCTTGACACAAATGTAGCCTCCCTTTCCTCTCTCACCCATGTCGTTAGAGTAGATGTGCATCGTAACGGGGTCACCACGATAGACCTCCTTTATTCGATGCATACGAATCTCGTTATTGTTATCCATGAAGTACTCCTTCACTAGGACAAGATAGGCATCATCCATGATATTCAGGTCATCCTCTAGTTCCTTCAATACGTCTATGAACATCTGCTCTGATTTGTTGACATAACCATCTAGGAATTTCTGAGCATACTTCAACTGGTCAGGGTTCGGCTTCTCTAAGTTCATCGAGCCACACTCTGCACATTGTTCAACAGGCGACTGGTGTTCCTTTCCACAATCAGTGCATTTCTTGACGAACTTCTCCTCCCATAGGTATCCTCTTCTGAATATCTCCTGCTTGAGTTGAGTAGTGCAAGTCCTGACTATCACCGACTGCTGTGCTATGTGGTATATCACAGGAGATGTGAGTAGATACGATGTGTCCTTCTCCTGAATCCCCGGATTGTATATTGTCCTGTCTGCTGGTTTTGGAGTTGTCCTACGAAATAGGTTTCCTATTCTGAATCTTCTCTTTTCATCTGCCATACTATGCCTCCGTCTTTATGACTCCCTCAATGACATCCATCTCTGCCATCTTAGAGTTCTCATGGAACTTGGATACCGTGTCTATGTCTATGCCATATTTGATGAAGTCATAGTTAGCATTGTCTTTGTGGTTCTCATACTTCATCAGTTGGAACAACTCCTGCCTTCGGGGTTTGTACCACTCAGCCTTCTTGTGAGACTTCTTCATTCTAAGCAGTTCCAATAGTATGTCTGCGTTTGCCCCTTTCATTTTCAAGAAGGGTCTGCACTTGGTTAGAATCTCATGCACATCTGCCGATGAGTAGAAGTTCAATCTGTTGACGGGCTTCGTATCCTGTGGTGATTTCTGGTCTAGGTGCAATCTACCGCACCCAAGGGATTTGTGCATCTCCATCATAAACGCCTTACCTCTGTCCCCTGTTGCGACTAGGCCGACTCTTGGATTAAAGTTTTTATCCATTGTAATATATCCATCAGAGTCTATGAAAGCGGCAGTGTATGCATAGATGTCCTTCTTTATGTCATCACTGAACTTGTAGAAAGCACCATCCACTGTGGTGATGTTCTGAGTCCTAGCCATCTTTGAGATTATGCTGGGTGATGTCTTCTTGAACAGGTTCTTCGGAAGCCTCTCATGTATCTG